GCGCATCTTCCTTAACGGTGATGTGCCCGAGGGTGACTGGACAAACCACGACGTTGGCATCGAGTGCTACACGGGCAGCGAAGCGCGGTTCCTTACGATCACGGGCCAGCATCTACAAGGCACGCCCACCGACCTTCAGGACGTTGCCGAATCTGTCCTGGACGAACTGCGCGCGGAGTTTGCCAAGGCACCCAAGGCTGCCGTCCTTGACAAGCCCGTGCCCAACATCCTGTTTGAGCCGACCGACTGGCGCTCGCTTGACCTACCACAAAAAGCCGTTGACTTCCTGAGTGATGGCACCACGTCGGGTGACGGCAGCGCGGCGCTCAATCGAACGGCGCACATCCTGCTCAATGAGGGGCTGGTTGAAGACGATGTGTTCAGCATCCTGGTGGGTAACGAACACGCCATGGCCGTCGCAGAGCGCCACCGCTCAAACCCAGAGCGCGCGCTGGCCTACATCTGGCAACACCACGTGCTGCAACCATCGGCCAAAGTGGCGGCCAGCAGCGCCGAGTTTGAGGCACTGGCTCACGACCAGCAAGAACAGCCAGCTACTAATAAGATAGCAGAAGTGACCCCCAAAGGTTTGTTTCACCTGAAACCCCTCGCGCAGTTCTTGCAACGCACGCCGCCCAAGTGGATCATCAAAAAAGTGCTGCCCCTGGCGGGGCTCGGGGTGTTGTTCGGTGAGTCGGGCTCGGGTAAGTCGTTCATAGCCCTGGACATGGCCATGGCGGTCGCTCAGGGCTCCGTTTGGCGTGGGCACAAGGTAACCCGCCAGCGCGTGGTTTACGTGGCCGCAGAGGGCGTTGGCGGCTTTCGCAACCGGGTGGATGCGTACATCCAACACCATCGACTTGACCCCGATGAGTTTTTCGAGTGGTTCAGGGTGATTGAACGTGCGCCCAACCTGATGGACAAAAAGGAATCAATTGAATTGGCCTCTGCCCTGGTGGCATGGGGTCAAGTGGGCGTGGTGATCGTGGACACCCTGGCGCAATCAACACCGGGGGCCAATGAAAACGCAGGTGAAGACATGGGCAAGGCGTTGGGTCACTGCAAGGGCATCCACACCGCCACCAAGGCCATGGTGCTGCTGATACACCACAGCGGCAAGGATGCGTCCAAAGGGGCGCGCGGGTGGTCAGGGCTCAAGGCCGCCGCAGACGTGGAGCTTGAGGTCACGAATGGCGGGATCACGAGGTGCTTGGCCATCACCAAACAGAAGGACGGCGAGAGTGGGCAGGAGTATGGATTCGCCTTGCTCAAGGTGCCTTTGGGGGTAGACGAGGACGGGGAAGTGTACGACTCTTGCATTACGGTTGAGGCAGCAGTCACAAAAACTACAAAAACAATAGCATCAGATAAAAGCGGCGGGCCGTATGCCTTGATCTTGAAGGCCGTGTTCGACGACTTTTCCAAGGTGCAAACCGAGGGCATCGAAACCAAGGCAGTGCTGGAGGAAGCGCTGCGCAGGGCCCCGGTGGGCGATAAGAGTGAAGCGACAAGACGGGACGGAATCCGCAGAGCACTGCGCAAACTGATCCAGAATGAGGTGCTGGTTGAGGTGGATAGTTGCCTTGAGCTGGGCGATTTGGACTGACGAACGCGTGATAAAAAGCAAACTCATGCCACGACAACCCCCGACAACCCACGACACCCCCCTGTCGTGTCGTCGCATTTTTTTCCGATCTGACGACACGACACGACAACCTTCTATAGAAGGTGTCGGGTTGTCGTCAGGAAATGTGGTTGTCGGCATCCCAATCTGTTTTATTTTGCAGACCCACAATGCCCGGTGCAGCTAGGAAATGAATCTGTGAAAAATTACAAAGTGGCAAACTACGGCGAAAACCACCATCGTGCAAAACTCACTGACCACGAGGTCGAACAAATGCGACAGCTCCACGGCGAAGGGTATGGGTATGGGAAGCTGGCCAAGATGTTCGATGTGAGCAAGTCACACGCCAGAAACCTTTGCCTGGTGCGCCAGCGGCCAACCTAAACCCCGGTGCACATGGCCCGGTGCGCAGGGCTTAAGATGCGCGCCATGCCCATGTCCCTACCACAACGCGAGCGGTTCGTTGAGAACCTGGCCAACACCTGCAACATTGGTAACGCGTGCCAGTACGCCGGTGTGAGCCGCGCAATGGTTTTCGCTGAGGCCAAGATCAACCCCACGTTCAAACAGGATTGGGACACCGCAGCGCAGATTGGTGTCACTGCGTTGGAGGATGAGGCCAAGCGCAGGGCGTTCCAAGGCGTGCAGAAGCCACTGGTGCACCAAGGCAGGTTTTCCCGCAGGTTTGAGACGCGCCTAGACCCCTTGACGGGGCAGGTCGAAAAGAACCTGGACACCGGCGAGCCGATCTACTACCCAGTCTATGAGGCCAACGGCCAACACGCGGTCGAGTCCGTGACCGAGTACAGCGACGGCCTGGTGGCTTTATTGCTCAAGGCTCACGACAAGGAAAAGTACACTGACCGCACCGACGTGAACATCAAAGGTGAGATGAGCATTGTTGATGCCATTCGCGCGGGCCGCAAGCGCGCTGGCGTCTGATGTTCGAGCCCAAGCAGACCTTCAACGCGGAGACCGAGCTGGCCTTCGACATGGGCCGGTTCTACGACGACCCGCTCGGGTTTGTGATGTACGCCTACCCATGGAGCACAGACCCCGCGTTGCAGGTCGTGGAGCTTCAATCGCCGTGGAATCTCATCTACGATTCAAAGTACGGCCCGGACAAGTGGGCGTGCGAAATGCTTGACGCTATCGGCGCACAGGTGCGCGAGCACGCGTTCGATGGCGTTCACGCAGTTGACGCCATCCGTGAAGCCATATCCAGCGGCCACGGCATCGGTAAGAGCGCCCTGGTGGCGTGGCTTGTGGACTGGATTATGTCCACAAGGCCCAACTGTCACGGCACAGTGACAGCCACCACCAGCGACCAGTTGAGTTCAAAGACGTGGGCCGAGATTGCCAAGTGGACAAAGAAATGCATCACCAGCCACTGGTTTGACGTGACCACAGGCAAGGGTGCTATGCGCATGAAGCATAAGCAGTTTCCTGAGTCGTGGTTCTGCGCCGCGCAGACCTGTCAAGAGGAAAACAGCGAGGCCTTCGCAGGGCAACACGCGGTTGACTCCACGTCGTTTTACATTTTCGATGAGGCATCAGGTGTGCCCCCAAAGATTTGGGAAGTGAGCGAGGGCGGTTTGACTGACGGTGAACCCATGTGGTTTGCGTTTGGCAACCCGACACGCAACACAGGCACGTTCGCTGAGTGCTTTGGCAAGTCGCGCCATCGCTGGAACAACAGGCATATCGACTCACGCTCAGTGCAGATCACGAACAAGAAAGTGATTCAAGAATGGATCGACGACAACGGCATTGACAGCGACTTCGTGAAGATACGTGTGCGTGGGGTGTTCCCTTCCGCGTCAAGCCAACAGTTCATTGGCCGCGCCGAGGTAGATGCGGCACAACAGAGACCATTGTTGCCCGAGCGCTTCGTGGGTCGCACGTGCGCAGTGGGTGTGGACGTGGCGCGCTTTGGCGACGACAACTCTGTGATCCGCACTCGGGTGGGTCGCGACGCCCGCTCAATCCCAGCCAAGAAATTCAGGGGCCTGGACACCGTGCAGCTCGCGGCTCGGGTGTCGGCCCACCTGGCCGAACTGCGCTTGCTGGGGCTCAACCCAGTGTTGTTCGTCGATGGCGGCGGGGTTGGCGGCGGTGTGGTTGACCAGTTGCGCCTGCTCAAACACGACGTGATCGAGGTCAACTTTGGCAGCAGCGCAGTGGACTCGCGCAGGTACAAGAACAAGCGCGCAGAGATGTGGGGCGCGCTCAAAGAGTGGTTGCCCATCGGGTGCCTTGACAACGACGAGATGCTGGCCACCGACCTGACCAACGTGGAGTACAGCTTCACGCTAGCCGAACAGATTCTGCTTCAAAGCAAGAAGGAAATGAAGGCCTTGGGCCTACCCTCACCCGACGACGCGGACGCGCTTTGCCTCACGTTCGCCATGCCGGTGCCCGACCACGCGCCGCCACCTTCCACTGATAGCGGTGCACAAAGGGCCAAGCGCGGTGATTATGATCCGCTGGAAACTTTCTGAGGTGCCCCATGAGTGATCCCGCCACCCTAACCATGCTTTTCGCAGGGGCGCAAGCCGCAAAAACGATCAGCGATATTGACCAAGCGGGTGTCCAGCGCGGCAAGCAGGAGGAGGCCGCGCGCAACGGCGCGGCGGCTGCCAAAGCCACGGCGGACGCCGCCGATCAAGCCTACAACAAGGCCAACCCCAAGACACCTACCACGACCGACAGTGCCGATATGGCCAACAAGCTGTACGGCACCCAGGGCAACACCGCACTGACCGGCCCGACTGGCATCGACCAAAGCACGTTGACGCTCGGTAAGAAAACCTTGCTGGGCTCCTGATGACCCTTGAAACTCGCAAGCAGTACCTTGCCCGCTGGGGCTCGCTTCAGACCGAGCGTTCAAGCTGGTGGTCGCACTACAAAGAACTGAGCACCTACTTGCGCCCGCGCGCAGGTAAATTCTTTTTGCAGGACACCAACAACGGGCGCAAGAAACACGGCAGCATCTACGACGGCACAGGTGAACGCGCGTTGCGCATCCAGTCGGCGGGCCTGTTCGGAGGGATGACAAGCCCCGCGCGACCTTGGTTTCGACTGGCAACCCCCGACACGCAACTGAACGACAAGCACGACGTGAAGGTGTGGCTGGCCGACGTGACACGCACCATGTTGTCGATCTTCTCCAAATCCAACGCATACCGCGCGCTGCACACCAAATACAACGAGTTGGGTGCCTTTGGTACGGCGGCGAGCATCCTGGCACCGGACTACAAGAACGTGATCCACACCCACAACCTGACCGTGGGCGACTACTGTTTGGCCACCGACTGGAAGGGCGATGTCAACACGCTGTACCGCGAGTTTCAGAAGACGGTCTCCCAGGTGGTGCGTGAGTTTGGTTACAAGAAATGCAGCCTGAGCGTGCGCAACATGTTTGACAACAAGCAGCTCGACCAGTATGTGCCAATCATGCACGTCATTGAGCCGCGCGACGACCGGGACACCACGAAGAAAGACAGCTTGAACATGCGGTTCAAGTCGTGCTACTTCGAGGTCAACGCCAACGAAGAAAACTATCTGCGTGAGTCGGGGTACAAGAACTTCCCCTGCCTGACCCCGCGTTGGGATGTGCAAAACGGCTCCGACGTATACGGGTCAAGCCCCGGCATGGTGGCCCTCGGTAACCTGAAGCAATTGCAGCACCAGCAGATGCGCAAAGCCATGGGCATCGACTACATGACGAAGCCCCCTTTGCAAGCCCCAGCGGGCTTCAAAGACCAGGACATCAACATGATGCCGGGGGGCATCAGCTTCGTGGTGGGGGCCGATGGCGGCGGCATCAAGAACGCGTTTGAGACGCGGCTGGACTTAAGCCATCTGCTGAACGACATCCAGGACGTGCGCCACCAGATCAACGACGCCTTCAGCGTCGATATGTTTTTGATGTTGAGCGAAGCCAACGATGGCCGCATCACCGCCACCGAAGTCGCCGAACGCCATGAAGAAAAAATGTTGATGCTTGGCCCGGTGCTCGACCGCCAACACAACGAACTTCTCGCGCCGTATATCGAATACGTGTTCGAGCAAATGGTTGCCGCCGATCTGGTGCCACCTCCGCCCGATGACCTGCACGGCATGGAGCTGGGCGTGGAGTTCGTGAGCGTTTTGGCCCAAGCCCAGCGCGCAGTGTCCACCAACAGCATGGATCGTTTTGTCAGCAATTTGGGCATCGTGGCCAACTTCAAGCCTGATGTGCTGGACAAGCTGGATGCGGACGAGTGGGCCGACAAATATTCGGACATGTTGGGGGTTGACCCCGACATCTTGATTGCCAACGACAAGGTGGCCCTCATTCGGACACGACGCCAGCAAGCCCAGGCCCAAGCGCAGCAGGTGGCACAGGCCGAGCAGATGGCCAGCGCGGCGCAAAAGGCGGGCAGTGTACAAACGCAAGGCGGCACCAGTAACATGGCCGTTGACATGCTGAACCAATTCAGCGGGTATGGGAGCCCCAACGGGGTCGGACTTTAGGAGATTTACATGAGTGTTATCCAATCGACAAACGTTGCCACCGGCAACCACAAATCCTTCGTCGCCCGGTGGCCCAATGCCGTTCTGGGCGACAGCTTCGCCGCGTTGGACTTCAGCCAGTACACCGACAAGAGTGTGCAGGTGTCTGGTGCGTTCGACGCCGCCACGTGCGTGCTTGAGGGTAGCAACAATGGCACCGACTACTTCCCCCTGCACGATTACCAGGGGGCCACGTTGAGCTTTGGTGCTGGGGGCTTGAAGCCCGTGGCGGAGGCCTGCCGTTTCGTGCGCCCCTTGCTGACCGGTGGGGGTGCCCTCACGAGCTTGACCGTATCTCTGTTTTTGAAGGAGTAACCCATGACCGATTTTCTGAAAGCCGCCGAGAGTGCCAAGGCGCTGGTTCGGGGCTTTGGTGGTTTGAGCGTGCTGGCCGAGGCATTCGAGCAAGCGGGCCGCCTTCAACAGACCCTGGACGAGACCGGTGCCGCACTGGTGGCCGCACGGGCGCAGCTTGATGAAACCAAGGTGCAAGCCGCGCAGATTCACCTGGACGCAACCAACGCTAAGGCCGCCGCGCAGGCGATCCACGCTCAGGCAGTGCACGACAGCCACCTCGCGGTAGAGGCCGCACAAGTCGCCGCCGCCAAGCAAACGCAAGAGCTTGCGCAACTGCAACAGGAAACCACCCAGGACATCGCCGACCGGCTGGCTGAGGCCAACACGACTTTGCAGAGCATTGTGGCCGCGCAACTGACCGCAGAGAAGGCCGTCAACGACACCAACGAGCGCATGGCCGCGATGCGCGCGCAAGTCGCAGCCCTCGCCTCCACGGTGGGATAACGCATGTCTGTCGTCTACGCCACAGCGACCAAAGTGTCACGGATGACCGCCGTGGTCACCGACTTGGGTGCGTCGGCCAAGCTCAAGCTGTACGCGGCGGACGGCACCACACTGTTGGCCACGTTCACACTGGCCGCAACTGCGGGCGTGGTGGCGGGCGCGGGGGTGCTCACTCTGAACGACGCCAACGGAGCATCCCCCGGCATCCTGAACACCACGGCCTCCGCCGCAGGCACGGCGGCCAAGGCCAGCCTGACCACATCAGCCGACGTGGTGGTGGTCACCAACGTGTTGACGGTAGGCACCTCGGGCACCGACATCATCCTGGACAACAACGTGTTCACGCTGGGGCAGAACATTCAGATCAACAGCGGCACAATCACGCACGCATAGGGCAGCAGTATGTCTGGCCAGGGCACCGTCACTATCAACTTCGGCGCGTGGCCGGGTTCGCAAGAAGCCAGCGTTGCTTTTACCGACGCAACCGTGCTCAGTACAAGTTCGGTCGAGGTTTGGGTGATGGCCAGCGCCACCACGGCGGATCACACTGCTAACGACCACAAATACCTCCCTTTGCTCGCTCAGTTCACAGCCGAACCCAACGCGGGGGTAGGAGGCATCGTGCACGGACGATCCCTTACCAAGCTGATCGGCACTTTCAAACTCAACTACGTTTGGGCATAAATCATGGCTTTTGAATCACTTATTCTCGACGCGCGGGGTAACCCCTATCAGGGCAGCGTTGACGCCATCACAGGCGAGACCCTTACCGATGCGCGGGCAGCAACGGCTGTGTTGGCGGCGGCAAACGCAGAGGTACTGGTAGACATCCAAGGCAAGGCGGTCGTCAATTTTGATGTTCGCTCAGCCGCCGGGGTGCTTACCTTTGTGTTTGAAGGCACCATCGACGGCACGAACTACTACGCCCTGCCAGCTTGGGCGATCAACCAGGTGGTCGCAGGCGCGGCAACCGCAGAGCAGTTCGTTGGCCCTGTCACAATCGCAACGACGATAGCGAGTGCATACCAAGTTGGGTGTTCCGGGTACAGGCGTATCCGCTGCCGTGTGTCGGCCTACACCTCGGGCAATATTGTCGTCGCGGCACGGGCCTCCTTGGCAGACAACATCATCAACACGCGGTTGTTGCCGTCCGTTCTGCATATCAGCGCAACCGCAGCCGCCAATACCGCAGCAACAGCAACCCTCCCGGCACCCGGCGTCGGGCTGTTCCACTACATCACGCACATTGGCATCACGCGCAACGCGACGGCACTGTTGGCCGGTACGGCAACCCTCATTCATACAACCACAAACCTGCCTGGTTCCATGGCCTGGTCGGTGGGTAACGCCATGGCCGCAGGGGGCACGCAAGTGGATGTCGTCTATGAACCAACAACCCCGCTGAAGTCTTTGGTCGCGAACACTGCAACGACCGTTGTTGCAGCCGCCGCTGGTTTGGCTGTTCTGGGCCGGGTCAATGTCAGCTACTACGTAGGTTCGTAAATGTCTCTGCTGCTCGCGCTGCTTGGCGGGAGCGGTGGCAGTTCCACAGGCAACCTAACCGCTACTGAAACAGGAGCAGACGTTGCTGCCTTCAACGGCATCCTGATAAGCCAAGGTGTGTTGTCTGCTACCGAAGGTGGCGCAGACACTGCTGCGTTTTCGGGTGTGCTGATAGTCAACGGCAACCTGGCCGCCACTGAAGCAGGAGCGGACACTGCGGCCTTCACCGGCATCACCGTGTCCACGTCAACGGGCGATCTGGCCGCAATCGAAACAGGCTCGGATTCGGCAGCTATATCCGGGCTGGTTCTTGTCGTGGGGGCGTTCACAGCTACTGAAACAGGAGCAGACATCGCGGCCTTTGGGGGCATCACGCTCACGGTGGGCACCCTGACCGCAAGCGAGACCACGAGCGACGGCACGGCCTTCACAGGCATTTTGCTCGTGACCGGTGCACTTAACGCCGTGGAGACAGGTCAAGATACCTGCTTGATTTTGGGGCCTCCCCCAAGCACCTCACCCGAGAGCCTTGATTGGCTCCGCCGCAGACGACGTTGAAAGGCAAACCATGGACATGAACGTGAAAGACCCCGGCACCGAGACCGCGCTGGCTTCAGAGCAAGGCTACGACCGCAGCCCCACGATCTACCTGAGCGACGCGCAGTGTGAAGCCCTTGGTATCACAAAGCTCCCCAAACCCGGCGACAAAATCGAACTGAAGGTTGTCGCCACCGTTGTGCGCGCGTCGCTGAGCGTTGAGGAGCCCAGGGAAAAGGAAGAGGCGGGCGAGAAGGCGGGCCCCGACATGGACGTGACCCTGCGTTTGGGTGACATCGAAATTACCAAGGCACCGGGCAAATCCGCAGCCTCCGCGCTGTACGGCTAGGTGCACATAAATCAATACCGCTGGGCTAATATCGTTCCCGAATGGACTACGACTTAGATTCTGTCGAAGACGTTGAAGATCAACGAAAAGCAAAGAGCCAACGGGAAGCCGCGAAGAAGGCAGAGGACGAAGACTTGAGGTGGTTGATGGCGAACAAGAGGGGCCGCCGCGTCGTGTGGCGACTCCTTGAGCAAGCCGCCGTGTTCCGGCCTTCCTTCAACTCGGACGCCCTTGTGATGGCGTTCAACGAAGGCACGAAGGATCAGGGCCGCAGGCTCCTCCAGCAAGTTCAAGTTGTGTGCTCCGACTTGTATTTCGAGATGACCAAGGAAAACGTTAAATGACCGTAGAAACAAGCGCCCCAGCAGTAGCCCCCGCCGTAGCAGCCCCAGGCGCTGCGGGCGGCGTAGCTGAGGCCGCTGGTGCTGACGCAGGCCCTTCGTTGGGTTCTGGCGTGGCAGCACCAGAAGCAGGTGTGCAAACTCCTACCGACACAGCGGCGGTTGACGCCGCTGCGGCTGAGGCGGCAGCAGCCGCCAAGGTCACGGCGGACGCGGAGGCAGAGGCCGCAAAGCCTCCTGAGAAATACGAGTTCAAGTTGCCCGAAGGGGTAACCATGGACTCGGAAATTCTCGGTGATTTCGAGGGCCTAGCCCGCGAACTTGGTCTGTCGCAGGATGGTGCTCAGAAGGTCGCCGACTTGGGGGTCAAACAGACCGCCAAGTTCGTGGCCGCCCAACAGGAGGCGTTTGATAAAACCTCCAAGGGTTGGCTTGCGTCCCTCACAACTGACAAGGAATTTGGCGGCGATGCGCTGCCCGAGAACTTGGCCGTTGCGAACAAAGCCCTGAAGGCTTTCGGGAACCCTGCCCTGAACACGTTGCTGAAGGAGACTCGCCTAGAAAACCACCCCGAGATTGTTCGGGCATTTTTCAAAGCGGGCAAGGCAATCAGTGAAGACACGTTGGTGACTGGTGGTGCAGGCGCGAAAGCCGAAACCTCCGCCGCCGACAAACTCTACCCATCCAAAACTTGAAAGTAAATCATGGCAACTCTTAACGCCGGTTTTTTAACTCTGTCCGACTGGGCCAAGCGCCTTGACCCGGACGGCAACGTCCCTGTCGTGGCCGAACTGCTGTCCCAAACCAATGAGATTTTGCAGGACGCTGTTTTTGCCGAAGGCAATCTGCCGACTGGGCACCGCATCACGATCCGCACGGGTCTGCCTGCCGTGTTCTACCGCATGATTAACCAGGGCGTGCCAACCTCCAAATCGCTCACCACGCAAGTGGACGAAGCCTGCGGCGTGCTGGAAGCCCGCTCGCACATCGACATGCTGTTGCTGAAGCTCAATGGCAATTCTGCCGAATTCCGCTTGTCTGAAGACCAGGCCTTCATCGAAGCCATGAACCAGACGATGGCCGGTGCGATCTTCTACGGCAACCCCGGCACCGACCCACGCCAGTTCCTGGGTCTGCA